CTTAGTTTGACCTGCCATAAATAAAGGCAGGACTTTCAATGGATTACCACCGACTGAGTTTCTACGGTCCAAATCTTCTACATGAACAACAATACCATAAAAGTAATCCCTGGAGTCGGTTTCATAATTTGGAACATTATAAATCACTGCATCCATCTTCTCTGGAAGTTTTGTTGATACTGCTTCTCCACCCCGAAGGTCGATATCCCCCGTGAAAGCGTCTCGGTCTTTCTTTTCTTTGATTAATTCTTCTTTGAGAATCTGTTTGATTAGTGATTTTGTGATTTTCATTGTGATTTACCCATATTGTAAATTTTAATTGCTGCCTTGTTCCGATGATAAAAATCCATCTGTGGGTACATAGATTTTAAGGTTTTGATAATAGAAATTTTCTTTTGTTCTTCGTTTTCTATTTTCCCCTCGCCGGTGCCATATGCTTCAATATATCCATCTACCATTTTCTGAACATCGGTTTCAGTGGCACTGAGTGCCTCTCTGATCATTTGCCTAAGTTTAGATTTTGTGATTTTCATTTTGTGTTCCCTTAGTCAAGCTCTAATCCTGGGTTACTCAAATATTTTCTAAGTTCTTTATTTTTGGCGAAGGTTTTTAAGTACTCGAATACTGCGTCTAATCTAGTCTCATCAAACCCTTGCTCCTTTAACTTATCATCTAAAAATCCTTGGATCATTCTGCCGAAAGGAAACTTCAAGTCACGGGCTCTCGCAAACTCTTTATTCATAATCTCTAATGCCATTTTTTCAATATCTCTAACATTTGCATTTATTGTCTTGACTAATGCTGCTCTTGCAGCACTTGATTTTTGAGCCATTGAATCTGCTTGAAACTCTTCAATAGTCTTTTCGATCTCTTCTTTGATAACTTTTCTTAGTTGTGATTTTGTAATCTTCATTTTGTGTTCCCTTAGGATGGTTACTCTTATAAGTAGTTTCTGTTTTTTATTTATAGCTCGGATCGCCGTGGACATTCATAGAAGATATTTTTCCAGATCTCCTTGCTTTATCAGAGTAATCCATAAGCTTTTCAGTATAATGACTGTCATCATAGTACCCTGGTCCTATGTATTTGAAATCATTGTCAGCTAGTTTAGGTAACGATACAGCTAAAATATCTTCAGCAACACCTTTAGGGTCTTTCTTATATTTTGCTATAAAATCATCTACCTGGTTGGGGATAAATTTTATTGCTAATCCTATAAGAGCCCCAAACCCGTCTAACTCATCAGTTCCCTCAATGCCAAAGTCAATTACATCATCACTCTCAAGGGAGCGACCTAGTTTGTAGTCTTTTGTTCTTTTTTGTTTTAAAAACTGACTTATTTCTTTCCTATCTTGATCAAGAAGATCGTTCATCGCTTCGGCATACTTGCCTACTTGCATCTTTCTAAAATCTTCTTGGCTCATCTCTTGTTCTTTTAGAAACTGTCGCCATTCTGTTAACATCTTTTTCATTTTTACTTCTCCA